TTCACGAAAATAATCATCATGAAATAATGGAAGAAAATTACTTTCAGTATCTCCTATATGTCTAATATAAGGTTTAAGACCATCATACATGGATACTCCTTTTGTTGTACCGTATAATGAAGTTGTCTCAAAGTATTGTAAATCAGTTCCATACTTTAAATCAAATTGTCTTTTGAGTTCATTAGAAGATGCTAGAAGGGCAAGAAGTTTTCCCCCAAGGTAATTATATCCAAATGGTTGAACTGGAACAATATTGAATCCCATTACAAACTCATGATTAATTTTTGATAAAGGTAAAACTTCACCAAAATAATCATTTCTTGGTTTCGAATTAATTGTTGGTGAACCGAAACGAATTACACCAATGATTTTTTCTGTAGTGTCCTCGGTAACAATCCATTTAATCGTTCTTCCTGGAATTGCTTCTTCAATTGCATTGGAAGCAGTTATGTTTAAAATCTCAGAATATAAATCTTGATTGTACTTTGATTTTGGTTTAGAACTGGTATCAACCTCATGAATTGTGAATGACATATCATTTGGATTTATGTCAAAATTAGAAAACATTTCATCTTCTGGGCCAAATAACTTTCCAGAAGAATTAGATATTCTACTTTGTTTTACATATCTTAAATAATCATCAATTCGCTTAAATTTGGAGTAGTAATCAATAAATTGATCTGCTGCCCATATTGCATCTTTTTCAGATAATAAACTCATACCACTAAAAACTGGGTCTCATATTCAAGAAGTTGCTCTGGTACATTAATAATATTAGATTCCATAACAACAGAATCTTTCCATTTAGCACCTATTCTATTATATAATACAATTCCAAGATGATTGTACTTTAGGTTTGTTGGAACATGTACTTTATACACACATCCATCATTCTCAGTTAATTGACTTAACAAATTATTTTCTTTTTTAGTTACAGTAATTGTAGAGCAAGATAACCAAAAGAGTTTTTCAAATTCTTCATAATTTTCCAAAAATTTATCGGGATTATCCATTACCATTCTACCAATAAATTGAGGAGAAAGGCAGTGATCATGTGTCCTTTCTTTAGGATTATTAATAGCATTTTCGCTGATAAATCCAGTATGATTTACACCAGCACAATCAAAAACATTAATATAAAAAGTTCTTGTAATAGGTCGATAATAATCTTCTTTACCCCAATTATTTAAATTAGATTTTAAATTATTAAAAGCAGTCTCACAATATGCTTTCCAATTTTTTTTGTATTTTTTAGTCATTGTTTTCATAATCAGGTTTGTTGTACTTAAGGTACTCAAAAAAAGTCAATTTCATTTCTTTCTGAGTCATACCACAATGCTTTGCGGCAGCAGGAAGAGTCATTTTAGCACGAAAGAGACCTTCATTTGCCTCTTTTACATTCTCGGGAGTTGTTTTAACTGGATATTCGTATAGAGTTGTTCTATTTATCTTATAGGGATTCATTTAAATTCAACCTCACACATCATTTCAGTCAGAGCAGCAAGAAGATTAATCTCTTGATCGGCAACAAAGGATCCCTGATACATATACTTCGCAATAATCAAAATCGCAGAAGGAATTGTAGAAGGAACTAAAGATTCATAACACGAATCATAAACACGACGCAAAATAAGATTAGCATCATTGTCAATATTTGCTACTACCCACTTTCTCACTTCTGCAAAGTTCTTATCTTTCATATTCTTGATAAGATCATCTACTGCAATGTCTGAAAAAGATGCAAGAATTCCCGCGTCAATTTGTCCTCCCGTAGCATATCTTTGGCATTCGTTGAGAACTCTTCTAAAATCTGGGAAGTGTTTTGAGACCAGTTCTGCAACGACCTTTTGATCATATTCGATCCTCTCCGCATCCAAGATGTTTTGTAGACGCTTGAAGAAGGATCCTGCCAACTGCGCTTTTTGTTTCCCTTTGATCGTAAAGTCGATGACGGCACATCGGGAGTGAAGGGGTTCAATGATTTTATTTTTGTAATTGCAGGTGAAGATGAAGCGGCAGTTGTTATAAAATGCCTCAATATTTGCCCGTAGTAGGAGTTGAACGTCGTTGCCTGTGTTATCTGCTTCATCGATGATGATGACTTTGTGTTTAGAAGATCCCATAAGTGATACGGTCGAAGCAAAGTTCTTCGCTTGGTTCCGTACAGTATCCAGGAAACGCCCTTCGTCGGATCCGTTGATGATATAAAAGTCTGCTCCCAATTCATTACATAATGCTTTTGCAATAGTTGTTTTACCGATACCAGGAGGTCCTGCGAGAAGAAGATTTGGAATCTCACCCTTCTCCACAAACTCCTTGAATGTTTTTTTAGTATCATCGGGAAGGATACAGTCATCAATTACTTGAGGACGATACCGTTCCACCCAAAGAAAGTCACTTGTCATAATCAACCTCCAATTGATTGGCGAAATTGATTACTAACATTGCATGAATATTTTGCTTCTGTAAAAATATTTTCAGGAATCTCATCTGTTTCATGATGAATCATGAGTTTTTTGTAGATAGAATGAAAAACTTCATACTCTTGAACTTCACGATCTTCTCCAGGAACATAATCTGAATGTTCAGATTCCTCTCCATTATCACGAAAAGTTTCATACATACTATCTTGATATGCTATGTTGTTCTCATAATTAAGATACATTATTACATTTTCTAGGACAATTAATTCTTTGGGAGAAAAAACTTCCATTAATTTGGGATTCCATTCACAATACATAAATTTCATAATTTAATTAAATCCAATCAGGTTTTCGTTGCGGCATACGAAGATAATTAGATGCAACCCAAGGTTTGCTGCTAATGTACATCTTGTAAGCAGTAAAAGTGTCAATGCTTGTGTCAAATTTAAACTCATCTGGCATCGCACGGGCAAATGGTGTTACTTCTGTAATCTTCCCTTTTGGAAAGATATAATAGGTGTGTACAAGAGTATTATAACACGAATGGGTTTTACCATATCGCAAATGATACTCATCACACAAATTCATCCCCCACTTGATTAACCAATAAGCATTGTGGATACTATCCATTGCCCATTTGGTACAGGGATGATTTCTAAACGCCCCCTTTTCAGTCTTGTAAGGAGTGTTGTCTTTTTTATAGAGAGGACCATAATTATGACCCCACTTTTCTGATGCCACAATAGAAAGCATTTGACAGCATTCTAACGGCATCTTGACGATGTGTTTGTCTGGAAGTACGATTGCACTTTCAGCAGGCCATGGTGATGTAACAAATATATTCAAAGTTAATCCCTCAAAGTTTTTTAATAATTTAAAAGTAGTTCCAACTAAATGTTCATTAGAAGCAATACTTTTTAAGAACGTACTTTACTTTATTAGGTTTAGTTTCCATCCAATATGCTTCTCTTTCTATATTGGCAACAGCGGAACCAAAATTTTTTACCGAAACCTTTAAATCTTTTTCTAAATTTTTAGAAAGATTCATTGTAGATGGTGAAATTCCAAATGCTTTTATTTCTCTCATATTTTGTTTACATGCCTGAGCAACATGAACAGATTCATGAAATAAAACCATATTGAAGTTGTAATTAGGATTTGGTTTTGAAAGAATCTTATCAGTACAAAATACCATAGTTTTTGATCGATTATCATACCACCCAAATATGTCATGTTTCCGACATATTGGAGTATTTTCAACTACCCCAATTTTTTTGGAAATCATGTTATAAATTTCCATTCCTTGGGGAGAAAGATAAAGAAGAAAGTCCATCAACCAAAAGTAGAATCAGGCTCTAGAGCAATATAATACTTTAAATTGTACTTAGAATTCGTGAACTGTGACAGTAATTTTTCTGACACAACTACATCATAAGCACCAGGAATAATCTTAATGTTTTCAACCTTAAAGTTGAAGGTAAATTCAGAATCAGTTTCACCAACAATGATAGCGTATTCATTAGAGGTGTCATTTTTTTTATCGCGCACCACCAATTTAATAACGCCCGCTTCTCCAATAGCAGAAAGATCAGGAAGTTGATAAACTGCTGCTGCTTTTACCAATTTCTCCAGAGAAGTGCTATCCAATTGAAAGCAAACATCCTTAGAAGGAAGATTAATCTCTTTCTCTGGAGGAGAAATAATCACATTAGGATCTGCAAAGAAATACTTCACACGTCGTTTACCTTCTTTGATACTCAAATGAGAATCTTCTTTGAAATCCAAATCAGGATCATTATGAAGACTCAAACCATTCAGAAATTGATTGAGATCGTAAATGGCAAAATCGCGGGGAAAATCTTCAGTAATTTCTGCTTCTGCCAAAATATTTTTAGCAACAGAAATAGTACGAAGTTTAGTACCTTGCTTTACAAGAATAGAATTATTAATTCCAGCAAAGTTCTTCAGAATAGTTAAAGTGTTATCAGAGAGTTTCATAGTTTTGTCTTTAAGTTTCACTTGTTTTCAATAAGATTAAGATGATTGATCAAAAGAATAGTATAGTGAAGAACTTTGAACAAATCAGCACGGGGAGTTCCCTTTGTATCGTATCGATCAATGTATTTGGTCACATTACCAGCACAGAAACCTTCCCGACGATTATGTTTGATTTTATCTAGGGTTTGCTCTTTACCACCTCCAGTACGATCAACATAATGTTGCCGATAAGTGCTGGCAATATATTCTTCAAGTTGCTTGAGAATTTTATCTTCGTTATATTTCCAAAAACCGTTTTTGT